AACAATCAACCCCTCGTGCCCCTGATCCAGGGACTCTTGTTCCATCGTGAGGATCTGTTCCACATTGCCTAGGATGTACTGTCCTAGAACCTCAATGTGCTTAGGCGTCTTCATCGTGCGCAAATGGATATCTGCTAGACGCGAGCTGTAGGGCCCATCCATCACGCGATCGAAGACAAGCCACTTGAGAGGTTCCTGGGAGCCATGCGTCATACACGCAGAGTAGGAGGCCTGCATGAGAGTGAGGCCCGCGCCAACAGAGGCGGCCACAAGCTCGCCGTCGACCCCCTCGAGCTGTGGGTGTGCTCGAGCAATTTCCTGAGCATAGGCCGAGGGGATCAGCTTCCCCGAGCGAGAGAGCATCTTCCCTCCGATGATCGTCCCTCGGATGCCGTCGATCTTGTACGACCCGAAGAGGGGGAAGTGCCCCAGACGGGTGAGCTCCTCGAGATCCCCAGGAGTCTCGGCTGCTAACTGGGGTCGAAAGGGCTTCTCGTCAGCCATGGAGGTACTTCTTCGGTCGATCATCGATCTTGCTGAGAGCGTCGACGACACAGTACTTGCAGAAGTCGCCAGCGTTCAAAGTTCCATTGAGTCCGGTGAGCACTTCGACTTGCAGAGTATCTACCCCCGAAGGACTAGAAAGCTCCGCCTTTAGTCGCCCACCTTCAGGGATCTGGTTATGCTTCCCGATCTCCTGCTCGCAGATGTCGCAAAACACACGTTTCATGACTACCTCTGCACGTTGTTGTCGAGGTCCAGCTGCCCTCCTCGACGGAGAGCATTGATGTAGTTGTCGACCCGAATCTGCGTATCCGGATCCTCCTTGAAGGCCTTCATGTAGGCCTCCAGCCGCTCGAGCTTGACGAAGGTCGGAACCCCTTTGATCGACAGCCGAAACCTTTGCCACGCCTCGTCCTTCGTAGCCCGAAGTATGGCGTGTACGTTATGGCTGCCTACCTTATGGGGCCAGCGGTTCATTCGTTGCCGGACGCTGCTGCTTGATCGGCCTTCTCCTTGAGCTTGGCCATGCCGCCGAACTTCTCGCGGTAGATGAGACCGGAGCGACCCGAGCTGTCGGGCAGATCGGCTCGCACATCCACCTGCGTCTGGCCGTACACCACACGGAAAGTCCCGTCCGTCTCGGCCAGCTTGATCTCGACGTATTCCCCCGGCTTCAGAACGACTTGCATGTTGCCTCCTTGTGTGTGCTGCTAAATAGCAGCTTCCCTCATTATATAGCACCACAGCGATGGTACGCAAGAGTCATTTGAGATTCCTAGCTTCAGCCCACCATCGTTTCCGTATCCACCTGCTTCTCGATGATCTCCCTTGTCAGCCTATTGGCTCGTTTAGCCAAAAGAGCACCACCGGGGGTTCGTAGGGCCATCTCCCTGATCCGTCGGAGCAGCCTAAGGGCCTTCTCTACAGTCATCCCCTCCTTGACGGCCAGCTTGGGATCGTTCCAGCATCTCGATACACGGAAATATACCTCCAACAACTTATCCATCGGTCTGCCTCGGTTACGCATGTTGAGACGCACTCACGCGGCTTTGAGCCACTTGTCGTAGCTCTGAGCCTGCCCCCAGTGAGTGCCAACCTTCAAATCTACCTTGAAGCGGATCGGGGTTGTGATCCACTTCGTTGGAACAGTTTCCTGCACTTCCTTGATGATCTCCGCAACCTTTCGGACGATGACAGGATCGTTAGGTACTTCGGCCACAGTCGAGTCATGTACCAGGTTCACGAAGTGTGCGCCATGCTTCTGAATGAGGGGGAGAGCCTCCATCCCGGTGTGCAGGGTAAAATCTGAGATCGGACTCTGCATATGGAAGTTGGCGAACTCGTTTTGGAGTCCGTGCATCCTCTCCGCGGAGACTACTCCCGGTCTGCGTTTGCGACCAAATACCGTAATGAGGGTACGCCCTTCAAGCGGAGCACGCCGGCACCTCTTGATGAATTGGGCAGCCTGAGGCGCACGCTCGAACCACGCGTCGATAAGCCTCTGAGCCTCAGCAGTAGATATATCAAACTCCTCCGCGATCGAGAATGCCTCGCGGCCGTACGGGATACCGAAGTTAATTGCCTTAGCACGAATTCGCTGGTCAACAGTGAATCCCTGCCCGTACATGGCAATGGAGACTTCGTCGTGGAGGTTCCGCTTGTCGTCAAGGAATACTCCGGTGAGGAACTCGTCCCCTGAGAGGGCGGCGAGCATACGTAGTTCAGCCGAGTTGTAGTCGGCCTCCAACAGCACATAGCCAGGACGAGCACAGTACATACGGCGATACCGGCCTTCCCGGGGGATATTCTGGATGTTCGGTTCTGAAGAACTGAGCCTCCCAGTTGTGGAGGCATGGAGCTTAAACGTCGTGTGGATTCTGTTGCCGACTGCAAACTTCTCGATACCCGCCACGTAGGTGCCGAGCATCTTCGTCGTGGATCTGTACCGCCTGATGAGCTTGACCGCAGGATGCGGAGGCAACTTCTCGAACGTCTCCTTGGTGGTATCCTGAGGTCTCTTCCCCTTGATCTTCAGCTGGTACCGATCGTACAGGAGAGCAGACACTTCATCCGGGCTGTTCGGATTGACGTGATAGCCCACCAATCCTTGGAGCTCCGTCTCATACCCAGCGAGTTCAGCTTCCAGCTCATGACGGTTGAGGCGAACGTAATCCCAGTCGACTTCGATCCCGTACCCCTCGATCTGTGCGAGGAGATGCGAAGCCGGCAAGAGTGTACGGGTATAGAGCTTCTCCAGGTTCGCATCCGCCTTAACCTGAGGCCGCTTGTGCTCCCAGACCAGAGAGGTCTTCTTCAAGTCCTTAGCGAGGTAGTCGAAGAGAACAGGCTCTGGTACGTTAGCATAGGAATCGGTCTTCTTCGGAGCCCACTTCTTGAGCATCCCCTTGTGCTCAGGGATGCCTAGATCGTTCTTGGCCTGCTCATCAAGGTCGTGATCCTTCGTCGCTTCGCTCAAAGCATAGGACAATAGCCCAGTGTCTTCGTGCTCGACGGTCTCCTCCGGGCTAAGTAGCTTCTCCTCGTGCAGGAACTTCTCGTCGAACTTGCCGAACTGCCAGATGTAGCGGACGCCAGGCATCAGCAACAACTGTCGGAGGTAATGGCAGTACGCTTGGTCTTGTAGGGCTTCCTTCGGGACGATAGCTGCTGTGTCTGCTGGCGACCTAAAGTAGAACCCGATTGCCAGGATGTAGTCAACCTTCGGATTGAAGCCGGAGGTCTCGATGTCTGCTGCGATATCTACGCCTTCAGGTCTCTGAGCCAGCTCCTTAACTTTGCGTGCGTACGCAACGAGATCCTCAAGTTCGCGGAGGACAATATTATGCGGCTCCTCCCACCTGTGTTGCCTAACCTGGGCAGGTCGTCCCTCATAGGCGATCCCCATCGCCAAGGTAATGTCGTCCTTAAAGACCTTAGGGTTGCCAGATCCTCTAAGTAGGAACGCAGGATGAACTGTTGGTACGACAACAACTTCCCTACCGGAATCAGGGTCTCTAATGGTATAGAGCTGCCCTCTCTTCTGCGTGATCTTGTAGCCATAGTCGCCTGTAAGGGAAATGTTGCTGTAGCCGCCCATCGCTAGGACACACTTGCGAGGGTACTCGAAGACCTGGTGCAGCACCCTTGCCCTACAAGCAGCACAGGCTCTAGCCTTGAAGTCCTTGTCCTTCAGCGCGTTGTCTGTCTTGGGCGGGCGGCATTGCATCGCATTGATGATGTATGCCGAGTCGAAGTCGTAGTCCTCGGGAACGGCCTTATCCAGCAAGTCACCCGAGGGACCACAGATAGGAGCTCCGTACTTGAGCTCTTCCGTGCCAGGAGCTTCCAGGATGATAACCAGAGGCGAATCAACTGTCCCTCTAGCACCTACCCGTCGGCTGCCGCCTGGACACAAAGGACAAGGCTCAGGAGGGAACTTCTTATCCGGAGCGGGGAGGAGTCGCTTGAACAGCACACTACTCTCCGGCTAGGCTAAGCCTCGACCTTAATCCATTCGCGGTACTGATCGATATTGTGCCAGACGAGCTGCGCGTTCACCATGCGGCGCATCTCCTCGACGGGTGTATCCCAGAAGCCTCCGCGAGGCCCCAAAGCCGTAGACCACTCGCGATCGTGTATGGCGTTGCGGATGTCCATCCCCTTGAGCCCTGCCCTGATAGGGACAGCAGAATCGATCCCCTTGACGATCTGCATCCTGGCGCAGGCGACGTCATCAAGGATGTTGTCCGAGAAGCCAAGGAGGTGGATCCCCCTGAAGAGCTTGTAGGTATCACGCCGGATGAGCTCATGCAACACCGGCATCCTCGACCCGTTCTGGTTGGCGAAGATCCTCGGCACCGAGACGTAGTCCACCATCGGCAGGGAATACATCACCGCGGTGGTCTCCATCGCATCATCGACATTCGACCCTTGCAGTACTCCCAGCAAGGACGGGACTTCATCTGCAAACTGCTGCTTGGACTGGAAGTACTGGCAGTACGAACGTACAAAGTCCTTGGCCATCTCCCTTGTCTTCTCACCGTCGCCCATTGCATCCGGGATCACAATGCAGTCAGGCGGCACGATGTTGGCGGCCTCGAGGAGATCCTCCAGATCCATTGGATGGCCGAGCTCGACGATCGAGTTGTCCAGGATGATGAACGAATCCTGGTAGTCGTCGCGAACCTTGCCATAGACCTCGCGGTAATCGTCAGGCTTCTCGAGGATGTCATGCGCCAAGAGCAGGTGATAGCGTCCGAGGTAGTCCTTAACCTTGGACCCACTCTGCAGTTCGCGAGCGATCTGGATTGGCACTACAGGAGCAAAGCGAGCCATTACAAGGGCCTCCTCAGGTGAGTTGGATTCGAGCTTATACCCTATTATACAGCAGTCCCAGCTATGGTATCAAGGGGAGTACCATCATTTGACGTTAGTTTGACCGAGCCCCCATGCGTACCAGCTCGAAGAACTCTTCCCTTGCAGCAGCTACATCCCTAAAGAGCCCTCTGACGGTTGAGGTGGAGGTAGGCGTCTGATGGACTTTCACACCACGCCCCGTCATACAGGAGTGATCTGCTTTGATGACGACCATCACTCCCTTCGCCCCGAGGTGCTCTTCCAGGGCGTCTGCTATCAGATCAGTGCACGTCTCCTGCATCCTAGGGAGCTCGTGACCGACAGCCTCGACGATGCGAGTCAGCTTGGACAGCCCGACGACTCTGGTCGAAGGGATGTATCCGATGTGGCATACGCCGAGGACGGGAAGCAGATGGTGGGGACAGATAGTTCGGAAGGGAATCCCTGACTGTACGAGCACCCCCTTGTAACCGTTGTCGATGTGGGTGGATGTAAAGTCCACCTTGAGCACCTTGCTGGTGTCGTAGGGCTTCTTGTACTCCAGGAGGTAGCGTACGAAGCGCTCTGGTGTTCCATCGAAGTTCTCCTCCTCGAGGTCGAATCCTAGGGTCTCCAGTGCCGCCGCTATGAGGTTGGCGGCATCCTGAATTGGGTTGGTAGTCTTCTTGCGGGCCACGGCTTTAATCCTCTGTTTTGAGTTCATGGCAGGTGGAGCAGCTTATGGAGCTGCAGACTAACTCGGTAGTTGTACTTCATGGCCAACTCAGCGCAGAGCCGGATGTTACGCTGAGTGGCCTCCTCGTCCCGGACGGCAGACGTGACTTCCTGGTCTGCGAGCGGTGAGTTGTTCAGATCGACCACATAGTCAGGGTGTAACTTGACCTGCTTGTAGGCAACTGAGTACTCCTCGCAGGGCTGGAGCCAAACTGTGTCACTCTTCCTCGGAGGTCGGAAGAGCATCGCTTCTTTGCCCTGTATCTGCGTCGACATGATTGGCAGTCCATCCAACTGAGACACTGCACCAGCACGGATGAGATACTTCCAGTGGCGGCAGTAGTCGGCGATCATCGGGTGAACCTTCGGAGTCTTCGGCGAGCAGACGATGCTGAGTAGCCTAGAGTCGAACGACTCCAATCCGTCGACCCAGACTGTACCTGCTGTCTCGAACTGGACGTGAAACCCTTGGGCACACAGGTCTTCGCACAGAGGTAAGACATTCTGCAGGAGAGGCTCACCGCCTGTCACAACAACTACGTCCGTCCTCGAGACCTTGTCGCGCCTAGCTAGCATCCCGATCTTGGCTCGTACCTCGCCGAGCGACGTAGTCTTGCGGCGACTCTCGAAGTCCGTGTCGCAGAAGAAGCATCGGAGATTGCACCCAGCCAACCGCAGGAAGATGGCAGGGAACCCAGCTAAGGGCCCTTCACCCTGGATCGTGGAGAAGATGTCCTGAACTTCGAGCCACTGGCCATCTCCCTCCAGGGGGCTGCTCAATACGTTCGTACCGAACATGTCAACCCCCTTTGGCCGCGGCTACTCGCCTCTTGGCCAGCTCCTCGATGACCATGTTTGGCAACCCCGAAGCCGACGCCGAGCACTTCCTGGTCTCCTCGACATCGACCTTGATGAGCTCGACTCCAGTCCCTTCGAGTCGCTGTGGCCCGATGATCCGAAGGAGGAAGTCGGCCATCTTCTCGGCTGTAGGATTGAACGGCAGCACTACAACCGTCGGATCCAGGAGCGCGAGATCGTTGGACCAGGGGTCTTCCTGCCAGACGAGGAACTTGTGATCCCACTCCTCCTCGAGCCACATGCACAGCCGGCTCTTTATGACGGAGAAATCGATCACTCTTCCCACGACATCCAGGTCTGGGGCGGCACAAACGAAGTTGACGCGGTAGTTGTGTCCATGAAGATGAGCACACTTGCTCTCATGGCCATAGACACGATGACCACATGATATGTCATGATACCTCTGAGCTGTGATCATGCTACTGGCGATACTCGGTTGGGTCTTTGACGCCAGCCTTCTGGAAGCCAGCCTTACGAGCCCGACAAGTGGGACAGACGCCACAGTGCACCTCCTCGCCTTTGTAGCACGACCACGTCAGATGCCAGGGCACTCCGAGCTTCTGCCCTGCGGAGACGATCTCGTCCTTGTACATCTGGATCAGTGGCGCGCAAACCTGGACTTGATGGTAAGTGCCGATGTACACGGCAGCACCCATGGCGCCGACGAAGTCGAGTCGGCAATCGGGATAGGCATCGCCAGCTGCGTCTTCGGCATGTGCTCCGAAGTAGATGCGTCCTTCCCACTTCGGTACTTCCTCGTGGAGAGCACCAGCTGCTACCCGGATGTTCTTGTTCATCGTCTCGACGCGGTGCGCTGCTATCCCGGCGATGCGCGAGATCAGCTGACCGTTGCGGAATGGAACGTAGGTAGGGCTCACACCCTGGATCTCGGCGTACGACACCGAGGGGATATGAGCCTGATGATCGGTGAGGCCGGCCTTGGGGATGCCGATGATGTCATGCACTTCGTGCCCGACCGCCATGTAGGAGGCTACCTTCATCGCCTGCTGGAGCTCCTTCTGGTGGCGCTGGCCGTAGTTGATGGAGATGGCCGTGACGTTCTCTCTACCGCAGTCACGT